AGTCGCCCGATGAGCCAATCTTAGCAGAGTAGCCCGATGAGCCAATCTGAGCAGAGTCGCCCGATGAGCCAATCTGTTTTCTTCTGTCTCCGTTGTCGTTTAACGCACCATCTGCCTTAACTTTATATGGTGATGTAATATCTTTCAGCCACTCGACACCGATATTAATGATGTCAGCCAGCTTCAACTCAGCCTTAATCTTGATGCGAGAAGAGCATACCTTTGTCGAATTTTCCACTTCATCAATCTTACCAGACTGTTCTACCTCTGCATAGCGAGAATTAAGCATATCGTAGTAGTCCCATACTTCCATTGGAGACTTGCAAGCGTGGAAACCTCGGTTACAACACTTGATTTCACCGTCCATTTCATACTCTTTTCCAACTTCGTACTGGAATCCACGGCATTGCATATTCTTGTCGAATCCCTTGTACGAGGTGATTACCTTATCACTCATATTACTATCTATTTATATCCCATAAGGGATGGTTAAATGAGAAGCAAGCGATGATAAAATAAAGTGCTTAATTTTAAAAATATCATTTTGTTTGCTTGCTTCTCAAAAAATATTATTATCTTCATACCGCTTAATTTTAAAAATAAAAACGATATGAAGCATTTAATTAAATTAATGTCAGAAGATTGCACATACATGTGTGTTATCAATCCTGACCACATCGTTAAATTCTATGAAGAAGACGATGTTTGCTGTATCAAACTTTCAACAGGTGAAACTTTTGCAACTAAAGTTAAACTTGATGATTTAAAAGATTTGATAGAAAAGAGTTACTTGTAAAGATACTCTTTTAGACATTTATCATACCCTTCTTTTTGTTTGAAAGGGCAATGATTGACAACCCAGATTCTATCTCTCCACTGTTGAAGAGGTGAATTGTAAACCCACTCAAATCGTGCTATGTTATTGGTTATTGGTGAATCTATACTATAGACTGTCTTCTTTAGCCACTTACGTAGCACCTTTTTTATTATATTCTGTATCATGTTCTTAAATTTATGCCCGAAGGCGTTAAACACCTAACATATCGCTAATGTTTAAATACTTCTCTCCATCACCTAAGTTTCTTACCTCACAGAAACCTGCTTCTGAAATTGTACTATCATCGTCATATATCTTTGTGACGTGTAGTTTCTTTATAGGACAGCAATCATCATCGCTTACCTCAAAAGCAATAGGTAAGTCTCCGTGTTTTGCCTTTATTTTCTCTAAACTTTTAATCAAATCACTTATTTTCATACTAATATATTTTATGCCCGAAGGCGTTATAAACTAATGTAAAAAAAATATTTTTATCACCTAAATCTTTTAATGCTATATCCTTACACTTTTGGCAAAGAAATTTGTTTCCCAAGCCTTTGTCAAAACACGCTAAAGATATAAAATCTTCTGGCTGGAATTTGTGCCCACAGCAAAAGCAAGTCTTTTGTACTGACAAATTAGACCTCTCACGCAACTCTTTAAAATGAGCAAACGTCCCAAAGAAGTGTCCTTCTTCACACCCTACCGCTTTGTAGACTTTTTTAGTTATTTTTACTACTTCCATACCTACACCTCTATTTATGTCCAAAGACGATTAAAATCCATACCATTTCGAAATCATCGTTTTTATTCCTTGTTTTAAAAACTTCTTTTTACGTCTTTTCAAGAACGACTTACTTCGATGTACACAATCTAAATACCAAAGAGACCTCTCAGTGTCGAAAAATCTTAAAGCATACAACATACCTATACCTCCATTTCTGAATTTTCGCTAACATGTTTCCAAATATATCCTCCTGCCGTATGGCAATGTGGAGCACCGCAGCAAACCTCACTAATATGACCGATACCAGTTTCGCGCTTTGCTTGTACTATAGAATCCCAAACTTTTACAAGTTTTCCATCAATAGTATATTGAGCAACTTTATTCCAAAAACACTCAAAAGGTTTCCCTTTTAATGATTTTGTTCTTCTCTCTTGCGCATCTCCATACGAATTGTTGTAAGCAGTTGTACACCATTCCAAGTTCGATACTTTATTGTTATCCCTTATCATGTCCTTATGATTAATAATAGGATAATTGTTCGGATTAGGTATAAACGCTATCGCAACAAGGCGATGTACAAGCCACCTATGTGGCTTTGCGTCTTTTGATAATACAACAATTTTATATCCACCTTTATCAGTGGCTTGCTTCAATATGCGCCCGTATCTAATTCTAAGTTGCCCCTTATGCCTATTATCAATTTCAAATCTTTGCAAAGATTTTACTCTACCTAAATTTGAAATTTGATACATACCCTTAAAATTAGGAATATCTTTCCATTCTTCTTCTGGAATGTATTCTAACTTATCCATATGTTTACTTTACTCTTTTAAATCTAATAACTGCGTCAATATATCCTGCTGACGGCAGATAAAAATGATAAGTACCACCAGAATGTCCAATACATGCATGAGCATTAACATCTACATTTTTAATGGTATAAATTTCCGTTTTACCGTCAACGAAAGTAAGTTCATACATTCTTGTCTCGGTTTTAACCGGCTCACTTTTGCAAGCTACAAATAGCAATGCTGGTAGTATAACTAAAAATACTTTTTTCATACGCTTTACTTTTTATGATTATTATACTTATCCTTGTCTTCATCATAAGGACACTTGAACATCAAAGGACAAATTCCACAAGGTGTTATCTGTCTTTCCTTACATCTACTTCTTGATTCGTAGCTCATACGCTTTACTTCTTTACTTCTTTAAAGATTACATTCTTTTTGTCTGAACGATATTCAGGAAGACACTTCAATCCAAGTGGAGCTGCGCCACAATAGCCAGCCACTCCTTTAAAGAAGCATCCTTCGCAAGTTTCATGTTCAACAGCTTCAAGAATAATAGTTACTCTTTCGCCAACTTTAAGCTCTTTCATAAATTATTTATTTATAACACAACCAACATAAGAACAAATAGATATTATATAAGTTTTTATAATGTGGATGCTCATTGCAATAACAACCTAACTCAGCTATTTCTTCTCTAATATTGCTCATGTTCCTCCTTTGGAAATAAATCATCAACATACAACCAACGCCTTAATCTTTTTTCACAAGAGAACCCTCTAACCCATTGAATATCTCCAGGTATTTCTATAGACCTATAATATATGCCACCTTTAAAAGTATATTCAACTATAACCCTTTTGCCGGGAGGAATACGCTCATTAAAGATATCATGCCATAAATTCTTCAAAAACTCACTGATAGCCCACTTAGCACCTTCTTTAAATCCTTCAACGGATTCACTGCTAACAAAATCTAATTTGCTGTTTTTGTATAAATCAAATGCAGCTTCTTCTATTTTCTTATCGTCTATCATAATCACTTTACTCTTCTGAATTGAACATTCTTTCCGTCTTTTCGCTCGATACGAGCACACTTGATTCGCTCACAAACATCCGCATTAATATTGCTTGCAATCTCGTAGAAAAAACAATTATCACAACCTTCGTGTTCAACTACCTTTAACACGACTTCTGCTCCAATAGGTAAATCTTCCATACGCTTAATTTCTCATTACGTGACACTTAACAACCTTGTTAACCATGTTTGGCTGCGATTTGTTAAAACTCTCAATAAACTCTCTTTCCATTTTCTCTGGGAAGATGGGCTTGGTGGGTTTCGGGATTGTCAGGATGGCAAGAATCTTGCTGCCATCCGACAATTCTATGAGACACCTTCTACTCATTTATTCTATTCCAAACATACGGCTGTCCTCCTAGTATTTATATCCGTGAAGATACGGACGAGTTTCGTTATACTTCATTTTCAGCTTGATTTGCTCTTTCAGGTCGATTCTGTTGTTATGGGCAATCGCAAAGATGTCCATCAGAAGCTCCTGAAGGTATTTGGCGAGATACCAGCTTGGAGAACTATCCAAGTCCAAGACTCCCATCTTTTCGATGATGCGGTATAGGTCTCCGGCTAAATCAAATCCGAAGATATAACTTGCCAGTTTGTACTCACCTATGAGGTCTTCATCTTCTGATAGCTCGATATTCTCTCCTTCCATGATCCAACCAAAGAGTGAGAGGATGCGAATGGCAATGTCGGCAAACTCAGACTCAACCGTACCTTCCTGCGTGTTCTTGTAGGCGGTAGGCATATCCCTGCCCATTTCAATCTCGCTCTCGTAGTCTTCGATGGAGCCGTGTCTGCCTTTTCTGTCGGCTTGCAATACCTCACTCATTTCCACGATGATGAACATCAGGCAAAAGGCTGTATTAACATCCTTTGGATAGAAGCCCTTATTCTTGGCAGACTCGTAAGCTTGCTTTGATAAAACTTCCAGTTCCTCCTTTAAAATGATTTTTAATTCTTTTTCCATATTAATTTGATTTTTTCTGATTGTGTTTCAATCCACATAGCTAGGCTATGATCTGATAGTGAATGCCATATCATTGAGGGTCTTGCACCAGTTGATCCTGCCTTCTCTGACTAACTCGTTGAGGGCTTGATAGGGCTTTGGGAATCCTAGGTTGATAATTTCGGACGTGAGGACGTGAGGCGGCACGATGTGGGCAGCTTCACGCCATGCCTGAATCTCAGCGATGATGGCTAGGATTTTTTGTTTCTCTGTATTCATTTGGTGAAGGTAAGAATGAGACGTGGGTGACTTCGGACTGGAACATTAATTGTTCCCACATTCCGTTCAAGTCTTGTTGATACCACAAGCCATCGTGCATTGTTCCGATAATTGGGTTGCCTTTATGCCAGAGTACCATGGTCTTGTGGGTAAAGAGGGCTTTATGCGCTTTACTGATGCGCTTGCCTACCTTGATATATCCGAAAATATCCATAAGCTAGAAGAGTGATAGCTGACCCGTCTTGTCGTGGTAGTGATTACCCGAAGGGAAAATCAGTTCCTCGAACATAGCGGTCAGGCAGTTGGTTACTATTGAGTTTCCTGCCAGTGCATAGAGCTTGCTCTTGCAGATGATGCTGGCTCCCGACTTCTCCTTGCTCAGGAGCTTGTCTATGTCGGCTTCGTGTACTCCAATTAGCCGGAAGCAGTCTCTAGGAGTGTACTTCCTGATTTGGATGGAGTATTTCTTGCCGTTGGGAGCCGTATGAATGATTTGTTTGTTCATAACTGTAACAAATGTCAAGTTTGATTTATCTATGGTTGTCTTGATGGTGGGGGAGATACCTTGGATAACCATCTGATTATAGAGGTCTAAGACTTGTCCACCCATATCAGGCTTCACCTTCCCTGATAGGAGCAGGGATTTCATTCTCTTTCCTCCTGTTATCATACTCGATTTATGATTAATACTCCACCTTTTGGGAAATGAGCGGTGTTTAGAAGATTCATTACGCTTGTCTTAGAGAAGCTGGCGGTGACTGCAGAAGAGCAGCCATCAGTTGTTTTGGGTATTGAAATCTTCGGGGTAGAGTTTTTGGATGGATTCATTGATGTCTGCTTTGGTGAGATACTTTTCTAGAAGGGGCTGGGAGAGGTAATACTCAGGAGATACATCATCTTCCAAGATGTCCTCAACCGTTGTCTCCAGCTTGATAGGAGAGGGGAAGTGATACTCTGGGTTCGGATCTTCCTCGGTGCGGAGGATGGAAATGACAAAGATACGCTCACGATTCTGTGGAATTCCGTAATCTTTGGCATTCAGAACCTTGTAGAAGGAAGTATAGCCATAGGAGTCTAGGTCTGCGAGATATTGGAAGAAGTACTTCCTCATCTTCTTGGTGAGCAGACCTTTCACGTTCTCCAGCATCACATACTTCGGCTTCTTGACTGCCAGCATTCTCTTCTCCTGAAAGATAAGGGATGAACGTGTGCCGCTTCCTTCCTCGCCACCTTGCCGGAGTCCTGCATTGGAGAAGTCTTGGCAGGGAGAAGACCAAGATATGAAATCAAAGTCGGGAACCTCATTCCAGTCTATCCTCGTCACGTCACCATAGTTAGTGATGTCTCTTCCGTGCAGGAGCCCATAAGCTTGGATGGCAGATGATTCTATCTCGGAATAGCCCACTACCTTGAAATCGAACTCAGGGTGTTTCTCTTTGAGGTACTTGAAGGATAGGCTCTGACTGCCATAGCCAGCGAAGGCTTCAAAGACTCTGAGCGGATGCTGCTTGTTGTATTTGCTGATTTGTATCATAGAGTTGATGATGTTATGGATTCCATTGGATGCCCAAGCGTTCCAAGGTTCCGTTGTAACGATATATCTCCAACTGCTTACGGCAGAAGCTTTGAGGATTGTTGTGAAGAACCTGAATCATACCATAGATACGCTGGCGAAGAGCGTGGTTCTTGGCATCTTCCGTGTTCTGTTCCTGCTCTACCTTTGTCTTGGCGATAAGCTGACTGATTTCTGATACAGACTCATTGGTTGAAACTGGCGGTGGAGTGCCACCGATGATCTCGTCTTCCCAAGCTCTCTGGTTGAGGAAGGTCTGAAAGTTCTTGCGATACTGCTTATCCGGCTGGGAGATAACATAGAGTGGGATATACTCGATAGCAGCCTTGCGGTCTTTCTGACTCATGGAGTTCCACTTCTTTTCCAGCTTCTCCTTGCAGCCTACCTTCTTCTGATATAAATCCCAAGCTCTCGCAAAGGTATATTCATCTTTGACTTGCTTGGGAGGGGCAGTAACCTTGTAGCCGTTCTCTTCTAGGAGCAGGATGGCTTGTTTGATTTCGTCTGTCATAGTTCACCATTAAGATAATTGTCGATTGCTTTCATAAATTCATCTATAGAGCGGACGATGATGTACTTGCCACCATGCCGTTCCACTTCAAACTGGAATACCTTCTGTTCGGGTTCCTGCCTACCTTTCGGAGTCTTGTTTTCGATGCAGAGGAAACCATACTGAGAGGTGCTTTTCAGGAGGATCATATCTGATACTCCTGCCTTCATACCTTCCTCTTTCAGCCATGCGGCTTGTCGGGATGTTCGCTTTCCGCCATTGGGAACGGCAAAGAAGACCCCTTCGAGGTCAGGATGTACCCCACGTATATACCTGACCTCTGCGGCTTGCAAGTTGTGCTCATCATAAGATGAACGCTTGCGTATCTTCTTGCCTTCCTGCAATAGCTTTGCCTTGATTTCAGCGTAGCTTGCCATTACCAGTCGGTTGAGAAAAGGTCGTTGAGAGAATCTTCACCCATCAGGCGGATGGCTTCGTTTGCTGCTTCTTCTGATTTGAAGTAAACACTTGCTTTGTTCACATACTTCGTGTACATTACGAGAAAAGTATCGTCTTCTTTGCCGATATGCCAGTTTTCATGGTCTCCATCGAAATCTGGTTTCCAGTCACCATTGAGATACTTGGCGATGTTCATCAGCTTGTTGAAAGCCAACAAACGTTTTGCCTGAGCCTCGGTGGTGCAGTTATTTTGGTCATTATAGTTAACTACCCCTATCGTTGCTGTGTAGATTTTGGTTCTACCAACCCAAGACGCAATCTTATCTAAGAAGAGTTCTTTGAGAACATCATCGTAAGTGATAGACTTCTTCTGAGTCTTCTCATTTTGAGGATGATCATTCTGGGCATGCTTCTTGCACACCATCAACTTGCCTTCCTCATCGAAGAAGAACTGTAGGTTCTCAGGGATAGGGTACTCTACAGCCGTACCATCATTCGGGATATACAACTTAGATAAGGAAGCATTACCTTCGTTGATGTTCTGAATATCCTTATCTGTGATACCCTCTGTATGGATGGAAGGGGTGTTTTCGTCCTTCTCCTTCATCTTGTTGGCAATCATTTCTGCACCCTTGCCGAGGAGTCCTCCAAGAAGCATTGAACCGATTGGTGAAAACTCTGGCTGGTTGTTGCGCTGACGGTTACGTCTGTTGTTGCGCTTGTCGTTTCTACGTGTCATATTATGTATAATTTTTTAGAATGTTATTAAACTCGTCTTCTGATACACCATCGGCAACCATGATGGTAAGGATGGTGTCCAAGACCTTGGAATAAACTTCGTTGAAGGCTGGCTCATCCATCTTGGCGAATGAGATAGACTTGGCTCGCTCCAAGAACTTCTGTCCGTTCAGGTCGTAGAGTGGTTCACTGAATCCCGATGTTATCAGGAGCTGTTCACGGAATGTCTCTACCGAACGGAGATTGATGCGCTGCTGCTCGGTGAGACAATCCCAAGCAGCTCGGATCAGGGAGAAGAACTTGCGGTGGAACTTCACGTTGCGTGGACGGACGATATTCGCCTTGACAACAGAGCCAACCTTAATCTTTCTCAACTGCTCATAGTCCTCGTCTGCATAAGCTTGAAGACCAAGAGAAGTACGCACAAGATGGATTTCCATAACCTTTGTTTTTGAATATCAACTAATTGTTGGGTGGGAATGGGAGATTACCCTGCTGACCACCATATTGAGCTTGCTGCTGAATAGGCTGACAATTAGCATCAACCTGAGGGGGAAAGTTCTGCATCTGCTGCTGGATAGGAGCTGGCTGCGGAGGATTCTGCTGGAATCCCTGCTGAACACCCTGCTGGTAGTTCTGCCCTACCTGACTAGCGTACACCTGCCCCTGCTGCTGCATCTGCTGAGGCTGGGCGGTTGGTCGCTGCACCTTCCAGCAATCCAACTGGTTGAACCATCGTCCGTCCTTAGACTGATGGGCTTTCAATCCGATGTGAGCGGTGATGATCTCACCAACTTGGATATTGAACTGCTGCAGCTTGTCGGAGCCATAGACCTGTATCACGGCTCGGGCAGGGTACTGCTGATTCAACTCCTCGATAACATATTCACACGAACTCCATTGAGTTCCGTTTTGGCTTGTTCCGGTTTGAACTTGCCCTGCTGCAATAATCTTGCCTGTAAATGTTACGTTCATATCTATACTTAATTAAGTTTGATTCTGATGGATGGTTTCGTAGTAGTATCTTTCAGATAGTACTCATAGTGTTCCGGCTCGGTGTCCTTGAAGAGTTTCGTGTCGAATGTCTTCTTGGTGGATGCTGCCACATAGGAGTAGGAGCCATATTGAGTCTTGATGGATTTCTGCTTGTTGGCTTCCATCATCTTCATCAACTTCTCCTTCAAGGCATCCTGCTCTATCTTCAAGGCATCAATCCTAGCGGTGACCAGTCGGTACTGCTGCTCGGTGCTAGAGAAGGCTTCCGGCACTTCCACCTCATACTTGTAGTCTGGATCATCCTCCAAGTATGCCTTGATAAGAGCATCAATCTTCTCTTCTGATACCCTAGGCAGCGGCTGGAATCGGCTCTGTCCGTTCTTGAACCACATACATACCAGTTCCTTCACCTTCAAGTCGGGATTCTGCTCCTCGAACCATCGTGCATAGATGGATAGCTGGAGAGAAACGTTGTCGTAGTGCAGGGTGGAGGTGGTCTTGTAATCTACCAGATAGATGTTGCCATCGCTGTCAGCGAAGACTCCATCAATGGCAGAAGCGAAATCCTCACCATCGGTAACGAGATACTCGGAATCAATGTGATGGAGACCGTAGGAGACCAGCATACTATTGAATGCCCGAATCTCTTCTGTCGGGTTCGGGTACATCTTGATGTCTGAATCGAAGACGGTACAGAACAGCTCGAAGGAGTTATGGATCATACCTCCTCGTTCTGCAGCCTTCATCAGTACAGACTCAGGAATATCCTTGTAGGTGTCTGGGAATGCCTTTCTTACCAGCGTTCCTGTGATACCTTTCAGTTGTTTCTTGCCAATGAAGTATTGATGGGTCTCCTCTATGAAGGTGACCTTTGGCTTATTCAGCTTGATGTTCTGTGTCATAGTCCTAACTCCTTTCTCTTAGCGGATAAGGCTTGCATAAACTGAGCGTTGCTGTTGAGCGGCATATAAGTGCCCATCGCCCATTTGATGTTATCTCTGTTCACACATCGCTTCACCATTTCCAAGGCTTCGGCTAGGTTGTCGGGATGATACTGAGGTTGCGCTGACTGGGCGGTTGCCTGAGATTGCTGCTGAGCCTGTGCAGTCTGCTGCGCTGCCAGATGATGAGTGTTATCCTGCTGACCAGTATTGGTGGTATCAGAATCAGCGTTATCATCAATGGCAAACAGACCATTGAGCGCATTTTTTCGGGCATAGGATGAGGACGCACCAGTAATCTGACTTCCGTCCATACCTTTCTTGGTTTCCTCTTCTCTAGCCCAACCAGTGGTTGTTTCACACTCGCCCTTCTCGTTCTTGATGGTAGAAGTTGCCTTCACGTAGATGCGGTTGCCTATCATAACAATATCATCTGATATGATGAGCGTACATTTCTGCTTGGCGAGTAAAGGCTTGACAGCTTCAAGGATGTCTTCTGCCTTGCGGTACTTGTAGCCACCGAATTTGTTGAACTGACTCTTCGGGGCTTTCAGTTCCGATTGAATCGTAATAAGCTCTTTCATGTCCTTATTATATTAATAGTTATTGATACTTCCATTCATAGCCCTTACATCTGTAAGTGCCATCCGATTTCTTGTTCGGGTTGTCACATATCTGCTCAAACAAGCAGTCGTGGCAGCTTTTCGGTTTGAATAACATATCTTGTTTCTTTAAAATGTTCTACAATAAAAATCCCCTCGATTCTCACGAACAGAGGGGATAGGTTGAAATATACAACTTTAACGAGTTATTAAATGCAGTCGCTACTGCGATAGTCGTAAATGATACATAATTTTTATATGGTTTGAAAAAATGTGTCTATCAAAAAGGAGGGGTGGGAGTAATAAAGCACCCCTCCGAGGAGCGACATCAGAATATAATTGCCGGATGGTGATAGTCGCTCCAAGTTCCCTTCTGCATTTGTGGAGGCTTAGGACTCCCAGCACTCGTAATCGCATACATTGTATTAGTATGGAAATATTAATATTTTATCTATGACAAAGTCGTGCTGGCTGCATTAGAACCATTGTAGTTGTGCGCTTCTACCTATTGATGCTACCTTATTATATATAAGGGTCACGGCATCAGGTCTGCATCTTCACAAGTGAACTCCAAGCGTTCCAAATTCCACCCAGTAGGTGTATGTATTAGCTTGCCACTTCCACGTCTAAGCATCATCTGTGGTTAATGATGCTCCTTTTGGGTACGTGTACCTCTCTAGGAAGGTTTATCCTATCCGATATGACTCCTCGGAATCGGGCGATATTGGGCATAGGGTAGGAATCGAACCTACGACCTTAAAGGTAATGGAGCCTTCTGCTCTACCATCTGAGCTACCTATGCCGATTCAAACAAATACTAACTAAAAACAATCTTGAACCTACACAACAGTTGTGGAGCTGGGAATAGCAAATTCCAAAAAATCCTTGCGAATCAGACTTTTGTCCTTATTTTGAGATAAATAAAACGAAAATTTTAAACAAATTAATATCAAACAATTTTTTATGCCGGATTCAGCTCCATATATATCTACTCGTTTACTTCCTTGAAGTAAGAGTGGATTTCCTTAACTACTATAGCGAATGTGGCGATACTTGCCACTAACATAACATTTGCGAACATATCTTTCTGTTTTAATGGGTTATACAATAGGCTTCCACCTCTGACTCTATCTCCGACTGGGGCTTCACTCTGTTCTGCAGCATCCAATCCTCTAGGTCACTCTTCTTGAAATACAAGGCTCGCTGGTTGGGCTTGTAGATAGGGATGGTATGCTCTGCCACCATCTTCCTGAGTGTTCTGATGGTTACTCCCAGTACTATGGATGCTTCATCAATGTTGAGCACATTCTTGGTTCCGATGAGAATATACTTCTCTATTCGGGCAAGTGTCTCTCCAAGACTACTCTTATTCGTCTCTTCAATATCACTTTTTATCGTTTCTTCTTTCATATCACTCGAAGTTAATGGTTTGTTGAGTGGCACCAGTTGTCTTGGAAGGCTCTCTTCCACCAGTGCCCTTATCTCTGGGAGTGTTCTCCTGCTCTATCAAGGGGAGAATGCCCTTTCCTTTGAGTGCTTCATAAAGGAAGAGTCTTCCCTTCGTTGTCCACTCCGTATTGTACTTCACATCGTGCATACCATCCCTACGGATGATGTCCACCGCTCTGCTATGAACATAGCCACCTTTCAGGAACTGAGCGTACAATATCCACTGACCTCTCTCCTTATGCTGGATTCTCATAGATTCCAACTCCTTGTTCATAGCGATAGCACTCATACCGTAGTCTTGCGCTATCTGGGTGATGGTCATTGTAGCGTTGCTCTGCAGGATTCTGTCGTAGTAGCTCACCTTCGGCAGCATTTCAGTAATCTTGTTGCCAAGCTCCACGTTTGCCTTGCTGATAGTGATGATCGTCTCATCCTTCTGCTTGTTCTCTAGAGCGAGCTGCTGTTTCTCTTTCTCTGCCTTGACCAGAGACTCCAAAGCTTCGAGATAGTTCTGAGGAACGGATGGCTTCGATTGCTCAATCTGTTTCTTCATAGCGTTGAAGGCTTCGATGTATTTCAGTTTGAACTCCATCGCCTTCTTGCCATTGAATCCCATCGCAAGCAGGGTGAAACCATCTTGGTTCATAACGAACATAGGATAACTCTGTTTGTTCTGCTCGCTCATGTAGGTCGTTTCCTCGAACATTGGGGTCTCGTCATTTTTTACGATACCCCCACTGAGTATCTTCCTGATCGCCTTTAGCACATAGTCGTGAGGTTTCTCAAAGACTTCTGCAACCAATAAGCTATTCGTTAGAGGTTGGTTGTCTTTTCCTCTGTAAACTAAACCTGTCATATTGCCTCCTTCTTTTATATTAGTTCAACACTGGCTTTTCGCTTTCGACACCTCCGAAGTTGTCTAGTGCATCCTGCCGGATTGCATCAGCTCGCCTATTCATTGTCTTATATGCTAACGCATTATACAAAGTTGTTTGCGAGCACTGATACTTCTTTTTAAGTTCTTCCCGATTTTTTATAGAAACCGAGATGATTTTTTGCATTTTTACTTGCATATTTCATTTCTTTTGTTTATTTTTGCCACCGAAAACGAATAGGGAACGCTTTTAAAACATTTCTGTATCGTTTTCGAGTGCAAAGATATACATTTCTGTTTAACTAACCAAACATATATGTATATTTCTTTAGTCGTTTATGATTATTTAAGTATGGTTTAAAAATGTGAATTATATGGAAAGTGTTATTAATCAAAGAATTAAGTCTGTTTTAGAAGATAGACAAATAAGTATATCTGCATTTCCAAAAATGATAGGAATGCAGCAAGTAACTTGTAATCGTCAGATTCGAGGCGATCAGGCGGTGTCTCTTGGTCTCATAGAAGGATTCCTAGAGAAGTTTGACGATATATCAGCCGAATGGCTCCTTCGTGGTGAAGGTTCTATGTATCGCAAGGAAGAGTCTGCCGGAGGAGTAGAGGAAGCTATCAGCACAAATATGGTAGCCGAGCCTGTTCCAACCTATCGTGCCCAGCCTGAGCAGGACGAATCTATCTGGAAGGCAAAGTATGAAGCTATCAAGGAATGTTATGATATGCTGGTGTCTAGCCTTGGCAGTATGAGAAAAGTAAATGTAGGATAATTAAAATGTGGCGAGCAAAATGAATTTATTAAGATGGATTGGTGTTATCCCTGCTTCTATAGTAGGAATGTATGTGTGTTATTTGTTTTCCATGTTGGCTGGTTATTTGAACTTTGGATGGGGAGTAACCATTAATGGAGAAACGATTAATGTAGTCGGTGCTATGGTTTCGATATTGGCGAATGGATTTGCTGGATATGGATTTGTTTATTGTGGTGCTTACGTTGCTCCAAGATATAAAGGTGTCACGGCATTATTACTGATGATTGTTCTTGTGATTGGTGTGATATTGGGAATTTACCAAGATTTCACTTTAGGGAGAGCAACTATATTGGAGACTATTAAGTTGCTGGTAAATCCTATTGGTTCATACATTGCTTTTGAGTCAATTAGAGAAGATGTTATAGCAAACATAAAAACACCTGAAAGACCAATGCAGGACTTCGGTGAAAGCAGGGAAGACTACATGAAAAGAGTGAATGAATATCGTGATAAAATGAAAGAGATAAAATCTCGTAAATGGTATAATGTATGAATGTGTTTTTATTAATTCTTCTGTTAATAGTACTTTCTGTTGTCGGCATCTATGTATTGATGGGATTGCAGGCTTTTATGCGGTGGTTATCTATGTTCTTTAAATATTTGGAGCGTGGGTATTTGGATATTTATAAGTTGTATCATAGTAATAAGTCTATAGAAGATAGAGACGATTGCAAATATTTATATATACGTTCATGTGGTGCAATAAATGAAGATTATAAAAAGGCTTTGGAAAATAAAAGTTGGATTCTCGCTAACTTGTTAGATTCTGCTAGCCTTTCTATGAGGTGTCACGATTTATATTATGCTAAAGCTTCACTAAAGTTTATAGAAGAAAATAAAAGTCTATTTCAGAAAGAGACTTTTAATAAAAAAGAAAAGAAGATGTTGCAAAACAAATGGCATAGAACTTTGCATTATTGCTGGATGCTTGAAGAATGGAAAGATATAGATTTTATTGGAGATTGTATCTTTGATATGATTAAAGTCTCATATCGTGAAGTTCCTTTCGATAGATATTATTAATATTTTAATTATAAATTATGGAACAGAAAGTTAATGAAACAAAGAATGTAGAAGGACAGAAGTTCTCTACAGAGTGGTACGAAAAGCAGAATCCAACCAATAAGGGTGGTAATGAGTTGAATGGTTTTACGTCAGTTTTGTTGTGGCTATGCGCTGTCTGTCAGATTTTTCGCTCATTCATGGGGATTGCAACAGGCTTTATAATGATGGACTTGGATTCTAACGCTGGAACATTGAAGATTCTAGGTTGCATATTGAGTGTTTTGATCGCTGTAGCTATCATTTTGATTGTCAACAAGAAGAAGTATGGAATTTACGCCTTCTTTGCTATTGAAATCATCTATGTTATCCTAGGTGGTGTCATTGGTGGTGGAACTGCGTATGTTTTTGGACAATATGCTTTTGCTGCCTTATTCCAAACAATATTGTTGTCTATTCTTCTTTGTTTTAAAAAGAACGGAAGGACTGGTTGGAAGGTTATTTTTGGGAAGTAGTATGTTTTTATTTTCCCAACTAGGAAAAAATATTTTCCCAACTAGAAAAGTAATATGGCAGAGGTAACTAACGAGCAGAAGCTGTATGTGCTGCTGGATAACATAAGAGACAAGTCTGACTATGAGCAGGAGATATGGAGTATCATTTATGATCACGTATCTCCTGATGATGCTTGGAAAGAGGGTGTTGCAGAATTGCTAGTGAAGAGCGCATACCTCAATCGAGGGTATGCCTATGGTAATCAAGAATCTAGGGTGGTATATAGCCCAACTAAGGATGGCAGGAGACAGATACCAATCCTTTGGAATGGCAGCGAGTTGAAGAAAGAGCATGAGGAGAAAGTGAAGGCTCTAAAGAAGGAGTCTTCATTTAAGACTAAGCACCCATACATAGATTATGCGATTAAAGCTGTAATTACAGCAGTAATCACGATACTTGTAGGATTAGTTTATAAGTTTGTCAGCTAGTAACGTTCCTAAGAAGAATGACTCTACACCTATCCAAACAAGATAGAAGTAAAAGCCGTTTTTGTAATATTCTAATTCTCTGTCTTTATCCATAAGCCATTGAGTTTTAATGTTTATGAGGCAAAGTTACGGTTTTCTCCTGAGAATCAGGAGGAAATTACATAGTTTAACTATAATCTCCGCAAAGTTTGCATGCAAACGTTGCAAACCTTGCGGAGACTAAGACTTGGTACGGAGAGGGTACGGAGCGGGTCTAGTCCTTATCGAAGAACTTATCAATGAGTCCTACGGCTTCATCCTTCTTCTTGTCTATGATCTTGGCATATATCTCTGTTGTGGATATGCGAGAGTGCCCAAGCAGCTTGCTGGTGGTGTATATGTCTGCCCCAAGAGTGAGCATCATCGTGGCGAAGGTATGTCGGGCGGTATGGAAGGAGACGTTCTTGGTGATTCCACAAAATTCTGCCCACTTCTTGATTTGCGCATTCAGGTTTGGAGCACACACAAGCTTGTCGAATACCAGTTCCCCTGTTCGCTCCGGCAACCAATTAACCGCTTCCTTTGATAGTGAATAGGTGATGATTCGCTGAGTCTTCTGCATTCTCTTGATCATTCTGTATCTGGAGTTGCCATCCTCATCGGTGTACTCTTCAATATCCTCCCATTTAAGCTGGCGGATGTCCGAGATACGGAGACCAGTAAAGCAGGAGAACATGAAGGCTTGCTTGGTTGATTTGTCCTTCGGCTCTGATGCTGCCATCTTCTTCAACTCAGATATATCAAGATATACCCTTTCGCTTTCGGGAGCCTTGATCTTGGTTCCTGTATCAATGAGGTCGATTGGATTTCTTGGGATAATCTCGTCACGTACAGCTTTCTTTAGCATAGTGTTGAACATAGCAAAGTACACCTTCTGAGTCATACCGCTTAATGGCTGCTCAGTGAATTTACCCTTGGCGGTTCTGAGATAGGAGATGAATCCTTCACAAAACTTCTTGTCTATAGCTGCCATCGTTACTTTCTCTCCGGCATACTCATAGATATGTCTCTCCACATTGCTGATGGTCTTGATGTATTCGTCACCTCTAGTGGTCTTGGCTTTGTAGTCGCGAAAAGTCTTGATCCATTGCGAGAAGAGCATCTTGCTTGGCTCCTTCTTCACGATGATGCCGCTTCTGTTCTGGGTGAGTTCCACAATCTTCTTGGCTTGCATAGCTTCAATGATTCTTCTCGTTTCCTTATTGGCGGCTATGGCTGCAGTCTTACCCCTGCCATTTTCAGGCAAGAGATAAAGCTTCGGGTACTCGTATTGTCTCTTGCCGTTGATGGTGTAGGCAAGATATAGGCTTGTCTTACCGCTGGGCATCTTTCTTTCCCTGATTTGCACGATTTCCTTTTTCATAAGCTCAATGTTTATTGTTGACGGTGCAAAGATAAGAAGAAAAAACGAAAGTACCAAATTATTTAGCACCAAATTAGCACCAAAGTTTATGTAAATATATGTATATTGTGTGTATAATATATGTGTATGATATGTTATTTTGAGTAAATGTAATGAATTGATAATCAGGTGTTAAACTATACATTTACTAAACATATAGTTACATATAAAAGAGCTACATAATGTTTTTGTATTAAAGGAAAAAGCTTATCCGAGAGGATAGGCTTTTCTGTTGTTATACAGATAGTTAAGCGTGCATTGGTGCTGGTGCTGAAATTTTCTAGCACCAAAATAGCACCAAATTTTTAACTAGCACCAAAAAGAAAAATAACAAATTGTTGTTCAGAAGTTTAGCCTAGCTTTTATCCACTATTATTTTTATAGTCTTTTAACAAATAGTCAAATGTATAATACGTGTATTTCAAATGTATAATAAAGTGTAGTTTTGCTTGTTTTTCACAAAACTTCACATTTGGTTGTTCAAAAAAAAGTTTCTATCTTTGCACCAGTCAAACGTAGTGGAATGACAAATGAAAGAAGACCTCCTTTCTGGCGAAAGCCGACGAGATATGGAATCCCTGAGTTCTAGACCGCTACCTAGGCTTGGGGATTCTCCTTTTTTATATATTCAGTTATGCAGTACATCAATATTACCATAGAACTTTTAAAGGCATACTCTTCAAGCAAGAGCATGAAGGAACTCCTTGCGGTTGCTATTTGGATAAAGATGCAGCATAGCAATTCTGTAATGTGGAATGTTACGGAATACAGATTAAGAAAGGAGTTGCATATCGGAAAGCCAAAAGCAGAAAGACTTATTCAAGATATGAAAGATGACAGCTTGTTTTCTGTAGATGGAAATAAGGTTGTTGTCTCATCATTCCGTGACAACACGATAAAGTGGACACGTAAGGGTCGAGAGTATCGTGGTGCTATGGTCTGTAAGTTTGAGGTTAAAGAATATACCTTGAAGGAACTATTCAATCTTATCAACGAGAAACTTTTTGAATTTGAGATTTGTGCTGCCGAGCATAAGGACTGTTGTATGAAAGCACCTGAGGGTGAAAAGGTCGGTGCCAAAGGTAAAGCAATCACAATAAAGCAATTTCAGAAGGCTCTCAATACAAGTAGTAGTTCTGTTTCTAGGATCAAGAAGAGACTTATTGCCAGTGGAAGGATTGATTCTACTCTTGCAGAGAAACATTCCTTTGACATCAGGAATGAGGAAGAAACAAAGAGAACATTGTTGAGAACGAGAAAAACAAAAGCTGACTTCATTATCGGAACTCTTGGTTTTGTTGTTCTTGCCTGTTCTTACTCTATTGCAGACAGAACGGTGTCGGATGGATTCAGACATCTTATCTATGGCAAGCAGAGTGAAAAGGTTATTCAGAGAGACATGAGCATAGGAGGAATCCCTGACGGATTCTTCTGTTAATTGCTTAGGTGTTTGTTTTGGTAACATACATTGAAAGAAAGAAAATATTAAATAATTTATTAGTTATGGATAAACCTACCTATGAGAAGTTCAAGAGATATTGTATATCAAAGAACTATGGAATAGATGAGTACATCAAGAGTCTGTATGATCATCTTGAAGAAAGAAAGTGGAGGAAGGCAAATGGTGGGGAGCCAGTAAACTGGATGATTCTCACAGATGCTAATTTTGGAGTGTTCAATGCCAAGGGAAAGTTCTCTAGTGCAATAAGAGCAAAATTGGCTGAAAAGTCGGATGATTTCGACCCAGTGGAGCCTTTTCCTGATAATGGAATGAACTATGTGGCTTATACGGATGGAAGTTGTGACAATCATTCCAAGTATAAGGCAGGAGGTTCTGCTTACATCGTATTGAAGGATGGAGAGATTGTCAAGATGAAGAATCACGGCAGATTGCAGACAACCAACAACCGTATGGAGTTGCTTGCTATCATCAGTGCAGCTAAGTCTTGCCTAGATGGTTCTTATCTTGATGTTTACACAGATAGCCAGTACTGCATACTTGTGTTGGGGAAGAGTACTCCACCAAAGATGAATCCTGACCTCTATGAGTTATACAAGAAATGCTCTGCTCATTTGGCAGGAGTCCGTTTTCACTGGGTGAAAGGTCACAATGGTGACAAGTACAATGAAATGGTAGATAGCTTGGCTTATGGAGCATACTGCGACATCTGCGAGCAATATAACATCGAGAAAACAAAGAGACATTAAGATATTGAATGAAGTTAATAATTAAAATTATAAGATTATGAGTGAATTATATTGGTTAGGTGTTTTGGGTAACTTGAATGAATTATGTGGGGTTACTGCAGTTCTTTGCTTTTTTTGTTTTTGCTGCTTTAGGTATATGGGTATTTATGTGCATTGATGACTTTGAAGAGCCATCTCCTTTTATTAAAAAAGTATTGAAGGGTTCTCTTTTCGCTATTGTGTTTGCGATATTAGGGTGTATATTTATTCCTTCACAAAAGAATCTCCTTATCATCTATGGGGTAGGCGGTACTATTGACTATCTCAAAGAAAACAAGGATGCTAATAAGATTCCTGATAAGTGCATTAAGGCTCTTGATAAGTATCTTGATGATGCGTTGACGGAAGATAAGGAGTAACTATGGTATCAGAATCAGCTAGATATTATCAGACTCACCCAGCAGCTAGGGAGCGGAAAAAGCGTTATGATACTCGCTTTGAGTCTTCTCCTGCTCAGAAGGCTAAGCGTAGGGAACTCGCCAGACACAATGCTGTTCACGATAAGAAGTATGGGGCAGCTTCACGCAAGGGTATGGATGTCAGCCACACGAAATCAGGAATTAGATATAAACCTTCATCGGTGATTCGTGGTTCCAAGACTGATATGGCTGGAGATAGAAGAGCTAGGGGCGGTCGCTGATAGCGATTGCCGGAACATACGGAAAGAATAAGAGGGAGTGCTCACGCATTCCCTCTTCCGTTATCAACAATCTATTAACCTTAAATAAAAACCTTTAACCTATGAACTTTAATTTCTAATCACTAAAATCAATGAACAAAATATTTTTTAGAACCCATTAACCTTCCTCCTCAGACATCTGCTTCAACTTCTCTGTAAGCGCATTTGCAATCTCACGCTTATCTTCGAGAGTGACGGTCTGCAGCTTCGGACAATTAAACTCCAGCATCTTGATGAAGGTGCTGACCTTATCCTTCGGCTCACATTTGTACCATGCAGCCATAAAATCATCCCAAGCATCTCTAGTGAAGTCGGCACACAGCTCACGAAACTCCTTCTTGATAGGAGACTCGTACCCTTTCTGCTTTCCGCCTGATTTCGCCCGACCTTTCTCGAACTGTCCTTTAGAATTTCTGTCTGTAGCCATATCCTTCACTAAATATGATGCAAAGGTACACACAATCCTGCACATAGAAATCTTATCTATTAACTTTTTGCTGCTAAGTTAATGGATAAGATGTTTATATAATAAGGTATAGTTATCTTTGCTACAGTTTAAACGTTTAAAATAAATTTTTATGTTAGGATCATTAATCGGTGCAGGACTCGGTGTTGCAAGTAGTATCTTTGGTGGCATATCAGCCAGAAAAGCAAGACGAAAGCAGGAGCGGATGCTTGCACAGCAGGAACAGGAAAATCAGGCATGGTATGATAGGAAGTACAATGAAGACCCTACCAAGCGTGCCGATACCGTAAGATTGCTCACTCAGATGCAGGAGCAGATCAAGAACAGAAACAAGGCTGCTAAGGGCAGACAAGCGGTGATGGGTGGTACGGAAGACTCCACCACAGCAGTGAAGGAAGCGAACAACAAGACTCTTGCCGACACGACCTCCCAGATTGTGGCTGCAAATGAGTCTCGCAAGGATGCCATCGAAGGTCAGTATCAGGCGAGAAAGGATGCTATTCAGAACAAGAGGATGGGGCTGGAAGCTGAGAAGGCTGCTGATACTGCTAGTGTGGCTGCTGGTGTTGCCGGAACTGCTGCCAATATCGCTGCCACCATTGATGGTGGATTGGGCGGTGTAAAGAAGGCTCCGAATATGAATGTGACTCAGGAGCAGTTAAGTGGTATCGCCAAGAATCCTGATGATGTTCTCGGCTTGAAGGCTAAGACTACTGGTCTCCCTTCTGAGGGTGAGCTGAATAGTCTAGGTGCTAAACTTCAAAAGGTAAACGTATAGTTATGGGATTGGCAGATTATTTACGAACGAACAATGGCTTGAAGACTACACAGAGTGTACTCAACAAGCAGCAGAGTGGTGTGGATGCTGCTCAGAAGGCTTCTCCTGAACAGATCAATATGAACACCGCACAAGCTATGCTCCATGGAAAGGAGGAGCAGCTTACTCCTCCCAAGGATTCCCATGAGCAAGCGGTGAGGATGAACCAGCAGACTGCCGAGGGTATGCTGAACGGCTCTATCCCTATCGTGAAGAAGGAAGAGCCGAAGTCGGAAGCTAAGCTGGAGCCGGAAAAGAAGCAGTTGACCTATGCAGAAATGTATAAGATGCTGAACCCTGCTGATAGTGAATCTCCTGAGCAGAGAGCACAGAGAGAGAAGAACGAGAAGCGGAAGGCTCGTATCGCTGCCTTTGGGGATGGTCTTCGGGCACTCGCCAACATCATCTTCGCCAGCAAGGGAGCCAAGGTGGTACACAATCCTGAGTCGGATATGACTGCTGCCATCAACAAGCGAAAGGCTTATATGGATGCACAGCGTGAGAAGAATCGGGCGGCTTGGCAGGCTGGCTATCAGAGGGCATTGGCTCTTGATGAGGAAGCGAGAAAGAATAACCTGACTCTTGCCGAGCAGATGAGGTATCACGATATTATTGCTAAGAACAATGATAGCAAGAATGATCTGAGCCAGCAGAGAATTGATCAGGGCAACAGAAGACTTGATTTGTCGAAGATGAAATATGATACTGATGCTGATTATAAGAAGTCTATCTTGGCTATAAAGAAGGCTCTGGCTGATGGTCAGATTTCCCACTGGCAAGCACAAGAGGCTATTCAGCGTATGAATGCTGAGACTGGTCGTATTCGTGCCAACAAGTCGGGTAGTGGTGGCTCCCGAAAAGGTTCCTATTCAGGAGAGGTTGATGAGTATATGGATTTGATGGACAAAGACCCTGAAGGTATGGCTGAGGCTGCTAGGGAAGTCAGAAGGATGGGGTACTCCCCTAAGACTGCTGCAGGAAAGAAGGCTCAGAAGATTGCCTATCAGCGTAAGCATGGTAAGCCTAAGCAGCATCATACATCATCATCCAATAATGGAGGTAAGAAGAAGACTGGTGTAAACTGGTAACAGAGTTGGTAACAAAAATTTGGTAACAAACATATATATATTATGGCAGAAAGACCATTATACACATTATACAAGAATCTGAAAGCACAGAACTATGATGTGCCTGACGATTACAATAAGTTTGAGAGTGCCCTGACCAGAGACGGAAAGGGCGGTGCTGACAACAGACACGCTATCTATGAGAACTTGAAGGCTCAGAACTTCGATGTTCCTAATACTTATGAGCGTTTCTATTCTGCACTTTTTGAACCAAGAAGCAAGACTTCATCAAGAGCGAAGGGCGGTAGTGTTCCTATGAGTGCTGCTGACCGTGCTCGTTTCTCGGCTGGGGCAGCAGCTATCTCGGCTAGTGCTAGCAATGCGGTAAGACAAGCAAAGCGAAACATTCAGACCAAACTGGGGCAAGCAAAGAAGTTCTATGGTGGCAGGGTTACTCCACGTCTAAAGAATCCTTTGCAGAATCAGAATGTACAAAAGAATGAGTTCAACTACAATTCGACAACTGGCAAGACTGGAACCTATACTACAACAGATGGTGTAGAGTTTGATAACGAGTATGATGCTGCTCAGTATCAGAATCGGTTGGATAAGCAGGGGGAGCAGTATATCAATGCAGTAAACGCTGGCGAGATTCCATCTGCTTTCGATGTTCGTGACAAGAACGGAAACTATGACTTGCAGGAGAACATCAACAAGAATGGAACCTATCTTACTGAGGAGGGTGCTCGCAATCAGTTTGATAAGAAGCTGGCGGATGCCTATGCCCGAAAGAAGGAGATTGAAGCTCTTATCGCTGAGGATCATCGTCAACACGGAAATCCTTTGCTCTCTTATGGTGCCAGTATCGGTGCAAGTAACGGAAGAACTGCTGAGCAGAGTGACTATAGCAACAAACTGGCAACATCCCTTGCTCTGGTTAAGCAGCAGATTGGTGCGCTTGAAGCGGTGAAACAATACCCTACCAGTAGTTGGGGTGAGGATGCCTTGAAGGCTCTTGATAATACTGCATTCACGGCTAAGACTTGGGATTTCGGTTTGACAGACTTTGCAACTATGGGTCAGATGGAGCGTATCAAGACCAAGATGGAAAACAACCTTCCACTCTCCGGCTCCGATAAGATGCTCTTGAAGAGTAAGCTGGGTGCTGATGCTGCAGCAGCTCTCGAAGACGAGAAGATGGGCAACATCTATCGCTGGACGAAGATTGCAGGGCAGTCACTCCCATTTATGGCAGACTTCTTCCTGACTGGCGGCTATGGTGGTATTACTAAGACTATCAGCCGAGGAGCTTTGAAGTTCGCTGCTAAGCGTGGCATGGGCAAGGTGAGTGCTGCCATCTTGAAGAATACTGGTATCGTGGCTGGTGATGTTATCGGTTCGTATGCGATGGCAGGATCAGAACAGGCGATGAAGACTGGAGCAGACATTATGCAGCGACATCTGGGTAGTCTTTATCAGAATGAGAAGGGTGATTACAAGTTCGGTACTTTCGATGAGAACGGAAATCTCCTGCATGAGGGTGGCGAGTCTATGGGTACTGCTCTCTATAAGGGTCTGACCTCTGCTATGGTGGAGAACTATACTGAGAAGCTCTTCGGTCATAGCTATGGTATCAAGAAGGGTGCAATCAACTTCATGGAGAAACATGGTATGAATGCTTCTGCTGAGTTCTTCAAGAATATCGGCAAGAGTGGATGGTACACCAATTCCAAGAAGTGGATGGAAAAGTTCGGCATCAATGGCTTCGGTGAAGAAGTGATGGAGGAAGAGATTGGCATTCCTCTTCATGCTCTATTGGATGGAGATAATAAGTTCTCTGACCTCCTTGATACTAAACAGCAACTTGACATCATCGGTGGTATGGCTCTATCTGTTGGCTCTATGTATGCGATGGGTGCTGGCTCCCGACCAGTCAAAGGTGTGTACAATCGTGCTCAGTACTACCGATTCCGTAACAAGGTGAACGTGGCTGATAGTGATGCTCAAAACCTGATGGGCGATAAGTGGGCAGACATCAAGGATAAGATTGACAACTCAACAAACGAGCAGATGGGTGGTGTGTTGGCTGACATTCTCAGACAGAGAGACACTATGAGCAAGGAACAGATTAATGCTGCCATCAACTATGGTATCAACCTGATGAAGATGCGTGGCTACAATGTAGCCAAGACTGCCGAAATGAATGCTAGAGAGATTACCAACGAGCCAACAACTCCTGAGGAGCAGCATCAAGAGGATATTGATAATGCTTACTCTGAGGGTCACGATGCTGATGATGCAGACAAACACGACATTCAGTTGGAGCATGAAGACCAGATGAAGACTCTTGCCGGATTGCTGAATATCTCCGAGCAGCAGTTGTCAGCTATGAATGATGATGAGCTTCAATCCCTGACTGGGCAGAACGACAAGCTCGATCAAGCTATCTATGACTACCAGTTGTCTTCTGCTCGTTATCAAGGTGTGACAGATGATGCTCTGGATAAGATTGATATGGCGGCAAATCAGGCAGCTCAGCGTGTTGATATGTACACAGACAAGAGCCGTGGCTCCGTCCGTAACGCTACGGTTAAAGCTAGTGGTGGTGCGGAAGATTATGGTGTGTACATTATCTCCGGCAATATTGCTACCAACGAAGATGGCTCTATCAATGTAGCGGATAGCGATGATATGATTCTCTTCTATGATCCTACGACAAATTCTGTTGAACATGCTGATGCTCTGAGATTCGCTGAACTGGGTGATGAAGTTCCTGCCGATGATGTGAAGGCTCAGGCGGTAGCTGATGCAAAGGAGAAGGCTATCAAGGAAGTTGCTGGTATTGTTGATGGCACAATAGATGTTGGCTCCCAGTTCAAGGTTACTGGTGCTGATGGTTTGGAACATACCTATGAGATTCTTGCCGACTATGGCGATGGTTCTGCTGCTATCTCTATTGATGGTAACGTGGTAGAGAATCCATATTCGCTTGAAGACTTGCAGCAGTTGAAAGACTTGGAGGATCAGAAGAGACTGGAAGCAGCGAAGGCTCAGCGTGAACAGATGGAGAAGGAGCGTGCTGATCAGACTCAGGAGACAGAGCTGCCGGAAGAGACTCAGCCTTCTCTTGACTTCAATCAGATTCTTAATGATAATGGTAATGTGGTGCTCGTTGATGTTCTGGATAAGGATGGTAACACTAAATACCCTGACTCTAAGTTGTTCCTCATTCGTGATACTGGTGCTAAGGCTAAGGTCGTAGAAATGAAGAGTGATGGCACATTCGTTCCTCATGCAGTGAGCAAAAAGAATGTGGTTACAATCTCTTCTATGTCTCTTGATGAGTACAAGCAAGCGATGGCTGAGACCTCAATGATAGAGGAGAATAGTGGTGCGATAGAGGGCGATAGAGGTGGAATAGAGGTTGACGAAGAACTTCCTCCTGTTCCTGACAATGTTACGATTAATGGTGATGGAACTTACACTGAGGATGGTGTTGTGCATGGCGGAGAGAATACAACTGCTCCAGCAGAACAGACTCCTGCTGCTCCTGCTATGACTCTCGAAGATGGAACCATCGTGCCTATGCTGGAGGATGGCAATCCTGATTTCTCAAAGCTGACTGCTGATCAGACTGCTGAGTTGTATGACTCCCAGTTTGGTGATGATGCTGATAGCGTAATCAGTGGATGGGTATCTGATGCAAAGAAGGCACTCGACAAGGCGAACAATATGACCGTGAAGGGTAAGAACTTCGTGGAACAGAAGGCGGCAAAGGAAGCCAAGGAGAGGGCGATTGCTGATGCTCAGACGGCTTATAATTCAGCCGTGGCTATCCGTGATGCTTACAATAGCAGACAACTTGCCAAAGTAGAGGATGATGCAGAAGGAAGAAAGAACCTTATTGAGAAGGCGAGAAGAAAGTTTGCTCGCTTGAAGAGTGCGGTGAAGGATGATGCTGAGGCGGTATCTCAGCTTTATAAAGATGTTGTCGGCTCTCTCCTGCATCGTCTGTATGATGGCACTGGCATTGATGTGACTGATACCATTCCGCTTACTGCAGAAGAGTATGTGGCTAGCAATCTCGGTGCTCACTCTCTCAACTATGAGGGAACAGAGACAAGCAAGGGTGTAAAGCAGGAAACTGGATTGAGCAGAGAAGACTTTGCCAAGACTCAGCTCCTCGCTGCTGATGGCAAGGGAACTACCATTGATGATCTCGTACATAGTCTGTGGGAGAATCGTCCATCCAACCTTGAATCTCTCGATACTCAGGATATTCGCAATGCCCTTATTGGTGTGCTCAATAGCGGTTTCAAGGCTTCGGAAGCTAGAAACTATATTGAGAATCTTCGTATCGCTCAGGCTGAGAACATTCTTGAAGAGCAGAAGAAGGCGGCTGAAAACGCTGCATTCGCTGAGGAGCAGAAGGCTGAATCAGAACAACAGACAGAAACGGCTCCTGAATCTGAGGAGAAGACAGGGGAAGATAACTCTGATGAGATTAATGATGAGGAGAATGAGCAGACAAATGAGAATACAAATGCTCCTGAGGTTCCTGAGGATGCAACGGAAGAGAATCCGCTTGGTGCTCAGCGTGACCAGACTTACCTTCCTTTCTCTGCTAAGGAGAATGGCAAGCAGCAGACAACTGCCGAGCGTGCTGCTGACGTGGAGAAGAATAAGGTGGATGATATGAAGGTCGTTGACAATATCGTGGGCGAGAAGACTCGAAAGGCTTTCGAGAGACTGGCTAAGATGATGGGTGCTAGCATTCAATGGCAGTACTCTGATAAGTTGGGCAACGGCTGGATTCAGAAGACTACGGATGCCGATGGCAACGTGCATCGTACCATCTTCATCACTCTTGACTCTTCTATCACGGAAGGTGCTCAGTTTATCTTCGGTCACGAAATGACCCACCAAATCAAGAAACTGAACCCTGCTGCATACAATGAGTTGACTCAGCTTGTGCTTGATACCTATGGCTCTGATGCCTTCGACAAGGCGGTAGATGAGACGATGAATAGATATTCCGATGTCGGATTCTCTGGACGTGCCAGAGATTACTATGCTGAGGAAGTGGTGGCTGATGCTGTAGGTGAAATGATTCGTGACCTTAACTTGGCTCACACTCTTGCTATGAAGATGTCTCATCCTCTTCTCGCTGCTATCCATGAGATATTGCAGAAGATTAAGTTGGCATTCTTTGGTACTGAGTATAGCGATGTAACCAAGAACATCATTCGCTCTATCGAACAAGCCTACGTGAAGACTGCCAATGGTGAGGTGACAAACTCTGAAACTGGCGAAGATGTTTCATTCTCTCTCCGTCAGAAACCTGAACCTAAGAAGAAGGGTGTCGGCTACAAGGTATTCGTCTTGAAGGATGGCAAACTCTATCCACCTATGGTAGCGAACCCTGATGGTGCTGCTACTCCAGTGGGTGTATGGCTCGATGCTGATGCTGCTCCTATTGCAGGAGAAAGCAAGACTGGCAGACCTCAGGTTAAGCAGGGTGGTAAGGGTACACAAGGCGGTAGCGGTAAGCTAGCCTATAGACCAGGCTGGCATCTTGGTGTAGTGCCTTACGCTATCCAGTTCAACCGCAAGGATGCAGAGGGAAACAAGACTCTCTTCCCTAAGAACTTCGTCTTCGCTGAGGTGGAGTATGCTGCTGATGTTGATTATCAGGAGGAAGCCCGACAAGAGGGTATCAATCCATCCGGCAAGTATCAGCATTCATTGGCTGGATTGAAGCATCTGCCTACTGATGGCTATTATATGTATCGTACCAACCCGAACCCTGAGACTGACCCTTGGGTGATTACTGGTGCGATGAAGGTGAACCGTATCTTGACCAGAGCAGAGCAAGCTGACTTGGTAAGCAAGGCTGGACGTGAACCTCAGCAGATTCAGGAGGGCGATATTGTTACTGATGATGTTGTGAACAGCATCAATCAGGAGATAGCTGCTGCTCCTAAGTTCTCGTTAAAGGTATATCATGGTAGCGGTGCTGACTTCACAGAGTTTGACTTCAACCACATGGGTGAGGGTGCTGGCTCCCAAGTATTCGGTTGGGGTGGATATGTTACATCTTCCAAGAAGATAGGAAAGAATTATGCTACTCTGATGGACAATGATCCTTCTAGGGCATATTTTCGCATTCAGCGTTCTAATGGTACAAGGTTCGCCAAGAAATATCCTACTCTAGAATCATTCCTACATGGTGATAAGCAAATAGCCATGAATGACAAGTTCACAGAGCAGGAAAAGATTGACTTCTACAATGAAATGAAGAAGTTGGCTGAGCCATACCACAATCTCTATGAGGTGGATATACCTGATGATAATGGCAGCAACTATATGGATTGGGATAAGCCTTTGAGTAAAAATCAGCAGGATGCCATTCGTGAAGGGTTGGAGCATCTTGGTGTAGGTATTAAGACGTTAGAAAGCAAAGGTCAGTCTTTAGAGAGAACTGGCGAAAATGTTTACAATAGTACTCTGTATATTGGGTTAACTGGAACAGAGTATGATTTGCCTGAAAGAACTAAAGGAATAAGCAAGTTCCTATCTTCTGTTGGCTTTACTGGTATTAAGTACAAGGCTGGACGTAACTTCGGTGGTGCTAAAAAGGGCGATACCAACTATGTTATCTTTAAGCCAGAGGATATGAAGATTACAAGTCATACCAAGTTCTCTCTCCGTTTGAAGTCTGCTATTGAGGAAACAGAAACCAACCCATCTGACGCACAGAAGGAGAGTGGCAACTACAAGAAAGGACACATCAAGTTCGGTGGCTACGATTATACTATAGAGAATCCAAAGGGTTCAACTCGCTCAGGCAAGGATGCAAATGGCAAAGAGTGGAAAGTAACCATGCACGATACCTATGGCTATATCCGTGGTAAGTTTGGTAAGGATGGCGACCATCTGGATATGTTTATCAACGACAAGGCAGACCTTGATAATTGGAATGGTGATGTGTTTGTCGTTGATCAAGTGAATCCTGATGGCTCGTTTGATGAGCATAAGGTAATGTATGGCTATGACTCCATGGATGATGCCAAAAAGGCTTATCTCGCCAACTATAGCGATGGTTGGCAAGGTCTAGGAAATATTACTGGAGCAAGTAAGGATGAGTTCGACAAGTGGCTTGATACAAGCAATCGTAAGCTAAAGCCATTCGCAGACTATGCTAAGGTAAAGTTCTCGTTGAAGGATATAAAGCCAGTAGGTGTTGGTGCTTTTGGAAATATATACAATCAGTTCCGTGGTAAAGCTAAAGCAGCTATAGAGTTTTTGAAGAAACTTGGTAGCGGTGAGGCAACTGCTGCACTACATCATCATACTATTGGTGATATATCTTTGGTATGGGGAGATAAAAAGACTGGTCTTGATAAGATTCTGAGAAAGCATCCTGAGGTTGTTGACAATTTGCAGTCTATCATAGATAGTATGGAGGTTGTTCAGGAAAGCGACAATCGCATCAAGTTGGAATCACTTACACACTTTGCTGTTGTAAGTAAGGAGTATAAGGGTGAACCTAGAGAACAATGGTTGTTGACTGCATACGAGAAAAGAGAATCCTTGGAAAATGGCAAGAGTATGGACACTGCCACTTCTTCGTTGGGAGGTGACACAGCTCTCTCCCAATCCAAGGAATCTGCTGCAAAGATAGACAATTCTTCTGAAACTGCCAAGGAAAATAGCGAAAAGTTTTCATTGAAGGACGAAAAAATCAAAAGTGTTGCAGAAAAGTTTGGAGTAAATGAGGATGATGTTGCTATGTATGCGAATGCAGTTGAACGAGGTTCTACTGCTGAGGCTGCACGTGCCAGAGCAAACATCAAACGATATTTATTGCAGGCAAATGAAGACAAGATTTCCTCATTTAAGGATATTATTAAGTACACCAAACCTATAAATGAAGCCTTGAAAGAGAACTTTGGTGACCTTGACGCTATGATTGAGGAACGAAGAAAGCAGGTGGAGGCTCAGCGTAATGCTATGGAAGCTGCAAGAAAAAGAGCGCAGGAAGAGGAAGAGAAGAGACAGAAACATCTGGATGAACTCTCTCTGATTCCAACTGATGAACTTGATAAGCGTTATATGGATGCCATTGCTAATAATGATGAATCAACGGCAAGGGAAATGCTTGATGAATCAGCCAGACGTAATGGTTACGGTGACGTTGATAGCGATTACCAAGGTCAGGGAGCGTGGGCTGCTCCATCAAATCCTCAATATGAGTCTGATGAGGCAAGAAGAGCCGACATAGAAAACTCTCCTGATGTAAACTTGGAAGATATTGCATTAGGTTATAACTTGCAGCCTGATGATTATTTCGACAATCCAAGAGCATATATGAACAATACTGCTTATGGATTGGAGTCTGCTCATGTTATAAAGAATGCACTTGATGCCATTAAGAATGGCGAGAAAGATGTTAAGGTTAAGGTTTATCGTGCCGTTCCTACTTCTGTAAAGGAAGGAAAGTTGCGTAATGGTGACTGGGTTACTCCTTCAAAGAAGTATGCTGAAATGCACGGTGATAACAGGTTGGATGGAAAATATCGTATCATTGAAGATGAAGTTCCTGCAAATCAATTATGGTGGGATGGCAATGATGTTAACGAGTTCGGCTTTGATGATGGTAAGGAATACAGATATAAGAATGCCAAGAATAATCGTAAGCTGAATGACCTCATTACTTATGATAATAAGGGCAATGTGATTCCTCCTTCAAAGCGTTTCAATTCTCGCAAGAGTGATATTCGTTTCTCTTTGAAAGCGATGATGGAGAAACCTGAGGGGTGGAAGCAAGCTAACAAGAAGGCTATACATGTTGCAGAAGCTATAGAGCGTGACCCTAAGTTCTCTTTGAAGAATCTTGATGGCACTCTCATTAAGGCTGGAACCTACTTTAGCGGTGGCGGTCTTGTTGAGGAAGGCTTGAAGGGTATCATCGACCCAGTGGTAGCCGTGGAATATGACGAAAAGATAAGCGGTATATATCGCAACAACTTCGGGCAACACATCGTTACTGCTGATGTTCGTGATGTTGATCCTAAGGAATTGGTAAAGCAGATTGATGGCGAGGTGGAGTATTTCCATGCCAGCCCAGTCTGCAAGAACTACTCTCAGGCGAAGAGTAACCATGCTGAGGTGGAACTTGACAAGGAGACTGCTGCTAGTACTGCCGAGTTTATCAATTCCGTAAAGCCAAAGGTGGTAACCATTGAGAATGTGAAGGGCTATAAGGATTCAGAAGCGATGAAGATTATCACGGATGCGCTTGATACCAACGGCTATACTTGGGATGCAGATGTGTATAACGCAGCTGACTATGGAGGCTACACCAACCGAGAGAGATTGATTGTCCGTGCGGTTCGTGATGGCAAACTTCCTGCCAAGCCAAAGAAGATGGCACGAAAGAGTGGATGGTATGAAGCTGTGGCTGATATTATCCCGACCCTGACCGAGAAGAAAAATGGTGTGGCTCCTTGGATGGACGTTCGCTTGAAGGCTGATGGCATTGACTGGAGAAACATTGACAAGCCATTGTATGTGATGGGTAGTGCCTATGCTGACGGAAAGGTTCCTCACGCTTTCGCTGATGAACTGCTGCCAACGCTCCGAACGAAGAGTGGTGATGTTATTGTGATGCCGGATGGCAAGGTATATCGTGCTATGGGCAGGGTGCTCGCAAGAGTATCAGGAGTGAGCGATGATTACAAGATGCCGTTCTCTGAGAACCTGAGCCATACCATCATCGGCAACGGAATTCCTATCCAGTTGACTGAACATGTTATTGCTCCTCTGCTTACTGGTTCTGACCCTAAATTCAGTCTTAAAAAGACAAATAACGTTAAAGATTCTCGCATTATTCCTACAGATGTAGATAAAAACGTATCTTCGCAGATTGAAAAGAAGTTTGATGATGAAATCGAAAAGATCAAGTCAAAAACTCCTAGTAGAGATTTGTCTAGATTGGAAGACGAGTTGGATTATTACTTGTTTGAAAGTTCAACTGTAGTACCAACTAGAGAAGCTCTAAAGGACAGAATTAAATATTTTGAAAATGAAGCAAAACAAGAAATCACTAGACAGCATCGGTGGGATGCCTCTAGAGGAAATAGCGGTGAAAATAACGCAAATGGCGAATCGTCGTTTGCTCTATCCAGAAGTAGGGCAGCTATCGCAACCTATAGAAGAGAACTTGCCTATAGAGAAGCTAGAATCGAAGCTATCCGAAATCGTCTCGGCATGCAATCAGACGGAGAAATGTCTCTTTCAACCCTTGTTAGATACTATAAGGGAAGTGATAGAGGTAGAAACGCCGAAACAGACAGACTGTTCGACAAGGCGCTGGATATAGTAAAACGCCTTGGCGTTGAGTTTAATGTATATGAAGGTGCCGATATTCGCAATCCTAAGAGAGAGGGAGTTTCCAGCACGGATAGAAGAATTGAGCTTTTCTTGGAGGGAATGGCACGTACGGAGCTTATAGACAACGATTTTACCCATACAATTCTCCATGAAATGCTTCACCAAGCTACTGTGGGAAGTATCAATCTTGTGAAGAAGGGGAAAGCAGAAGGTTTTCTTACCCCTAAGCAAATTGAGGGCGTGAATGAAATCCTCGAAATCTACGACAAGGTAAAGGACGATAAGGAACGTTTCAAGGAAAATACATACGGATTGACAGATGCGTACGAGCTGACCGCACAGATGGCAGACCTACGCCAACGCAAGGCTATGGACTTGACTATCTGGGATAAAGTTGTGAATGCCGCCCATGAGTTTGCACGCAAGGGCGATCGTTCCATCTTACAACGCTTGAAGGATGCCTGGAAGAAACTTTTCGAGGTTTCAGATAAGGATAAGATGGATAAGGCTATCAACGACATCATGGATGATTTCAAAGAGAAGATTGATGATATTTCCATGAACAATATCGAAGAGACGGATTTCGGTCTGAATGGTAATACTCGATTCTCCTTGCGCTATGACAAGTTTGAACACGACTTGAACCAGTGGAAGAAGGATAATAATCTGCCTAAGGATGCCCAGCGACCAACCATCCCACAACGCAATGCTGGTGAGAGTGCCGTTGACTTCCTGAGGAGAGTGGATGAGTACCGCAAGCAGATGGCTTTGTGGAAGACTGCTCCAACCTACGAGCAGCATCTTCTGAGTGATGATTCTGCCCTTGGAGAGTTCAACCGAGAGTTGCAGCGTGGTTCTGTGCTCAAACGTATAGCCTTCCAAGATAGTATGCTGGCTATCCGCAAGGCTCAGGAAGCTATCATGAAGGAAGTGGGTGTTGACCGCCTGAATATGGCTGAGGATGCCTATACTGCCGAGAACCGCAGTCACGGCAAGGGAAAGAACGAGTTTGAGGAGTACAACAACGAGTTCCTGCAGCCGCTCCGAAAGGCTTATCATCAGATGAAGAAGGTTCTGGGCGATAGCTACGACAACGTGCGAGTCTATATGATGGCTAAACACGGCTTGGAGCGTGATGCTCAGATGGCATTCAAGAAGTCTCTTGAAGCTGACTATGAAGATGTGAATCAGAGAAGTGCAGCATACAAGGCATACAAAAACGACTTGGATCGTGTGTCAAATGATGCTGACTTGGAGTTTGGCAGGGTAGATTTCACCACTTGGAGACAGAAGGATAATGCTCTCCGAGGAAAGTATTCTCCATCCTATATGGACTATCGCTATGATGATAACGGAATCGCCTACGATTATTCCGGCTTGTCTTCACTCTTCGATGGTTCAGACTTCGAGGAAGCTGCTCACAGACTGGTAAGAGATGTGGAGAACAAGCATCTTGCCGAGGTTCAGGCTCTTTGGAATGCTACGAATGCGGCTACCAAGAAGATTCTTCGTGATGGCTTCAAGGCTGGAATGATGAGCAAAGATACTTATCAGTATGTGCGTGATATGTACAGCCATTATATTCCTCTCCGTGGATGGGATGGCACTACTGCCGACCAAGTCTGGGACTATATCGGTGGTGGCAAGGGTGCGTTCAATCAGACCTTGAAGACCGCACACGGACGAACCTCTATCGCTGATGATCCTATCGCATACATCGAGAATATGGCAGAGAGTGGAATCCTGCTGAACAACAAGAACTGGGTGAAGCAGCACCTGATGCTCTTGGCACAGAATCATCCAACCTCCCTGCTCACCCTTAGCAAGGCTTGGTATGTGAAGAGTACAGATGTCAACGGAAACGAGGAGTGGATTCCTGCTACCCCTCAGATTACTTCTCAGATGAATAGTAATCAGGTGAAAGCTGCCATTGATGCTTTCGAGCAGAAGATGGAGCAGTTGGCTCAGACTGGCGATGCTACCCAGCAGAGAGACGGACTGAACATAGCCTATCCTCAGACTCATAGTGAGGAGAGAGAGCATGAGGTGAGAGTAATGAAGGATGGCGAGGAGTATGTTATCTATGTGAATGGTGACCCTCAGTTGGCTCAGGCGATGAACAATACCAGAGCACACCGAGTGAGAGAGATTCAGAGCGGAAAACTGGATAGGGCTGCTGCTTGGTTGGGAAGAAAGATGGCTGCTGCCTACACAAGTCTTTCTCCTCTCTTCATCCCTTCCAACTACTTCCGAGACCTGACTATGACTCTGGCTTCTACCGCTATTCGTGAGGATGGCAGATACAATTATCTCCTCCGAAAGAATCTCGCTACCTCTTGGAATCTCGGTTTTATGCTGAGAGACTATCAGAACGGCAAGTTGAGAGAGAAGGTAAACAACGGAAATGCTACGGCAAAGGAACAGATGTTCTATGACTTTATGATGAATGGTGGCGAGACTGGCTTTGTCTCTTCGCTTGACGTGGAAGACTTGAAGAAGAAATTCAAGAATGACTTGAAGGATTTGGATAGATGGAAGGCGAACCCAGTAAAGGTAGGTCATACCATCATGGATAGTATCGAGTTCCTGAACAGAATGATTGAGGATAGCAACCGATTTGCGGTCTATATGACTTCCATCCAGTATGGTCGCTCCATTGATGAGGCTGTGAATGATGCCAAAGATGTAACCCTAAACTTCAACCGCAAGGGTACTGGCGAATACGGCTGGCAGATGATTAGAAACCTCTATCTCTTCATCAATCCGGCTGTACAGAGCTTGCAGACCTTGGGTGCGCTTACCAAACATCATCCTTTCAAGTTCACGGCTGTTACTGCAGCTTGGTTGGCGAGTGGTGTGCTGGTTCCTATTGTCAATGCAGCCCTGATGAGTCTGTTGGGCGGTGATGATGATAAGGATAAGTATTGGCAGTTCTCTAAGTGGGATAGACGAAACAATGCCATTATGTGGATTCCGTTTACCAACGAATATGTGAAGATTCCGCTTGCTCAGGAGTTCCGTGCCTTCTATGGCATAGGCGATATGATTGCTTCCAAGATGATGGGTGGCGAGCTGGCAGAGGAAACTTGGAGCCAGTATGCAGAAGACTTGCTCGGTCAGGTAGTGGATATGCTTCCGCTTGATCCAACTGGATATGATGGCAACATAGCAGTCAGCCTGATGCCGAACCCTATCCGTCCTGTCTTTGAGTTGGCTTTCAATGTTGATTTCACTGGCAAGCCATTATTCAAGGAGACAGAGTACAACAAGTATGACCCGAACTTCACCAAGGCATACGTGGGCACTCCTGATTGGCTGGTACGAGTATCAAAGATGGTTAACTCAATCGGAAACGACTATCCTGATGTGCAGCAGAATGCCATAGATGCTTTTGGAGACCCAAGATATAATCTGAACAACCCAGCGGTGGTTGATCACGTCTTGTCTTCCTATCTCGGTGGTGCTTACACTATGGGCAGTCAGGTGCTCGGTGTACTCACCAAGTTACTCAACGACCCGAAGGAAATCAAGATGGCAGACATACCATTGGTAAGCAAGTTCGTGAGCAACCCAGATGATAGACCAGTCACCAAGAAGCAGGGTGATGAGTTCTGGAATATGAAAGAGAACCACGACCGTGCAGCCAATACCCTGAGCAAGTTGAAGAAACAAGCTAAGGTGGATGGCGATTACTCTATGCTGGAGCGGTTCTACGGCTCAGAGGAATACAAGCAGTATAAGCAGGAAGATGTGAAGGTGAAGAAGTATGAGGAAGACAAGAAGAAGGAACGTGCCGAGGAGAGTGGGGAAGAGTACAGACCTCACAAGTTGAATGCCGAGGATATATACAAGGCTCACGCTACTCCGAAGGATGATTTCGAGGATTTGAAGCTGAAACAACTCTACACTAAGCTGAACGGATTCAAGACTTCATACGACCTCTTGCTTGATACGGCTCCGAGTCAGAGCGATGGCTACTACAACACCAACAAGGCTGCTATTGATGCCATTGACGAGATTTCCCTTGACAAGCAGGAAATTTCCGAGTTGAAGAAGGGCTTCTTGGAAGATGGCAAGGATGCCTACAATGCCGAGGATATGAAGAGAATCCGTGAACTGAGAAAGCGAATCCTCTCCGTACTGGAGCCAGCCAATAAGGTGGTTGTGGCTAACCAGAAGGCGAAGGCTGAGAAGTAATATATATATATATGACTATCCCCTGAAAGTGCTAGGCTTTCGGGGGATAATTGCTTTCAATCTGAAACTTTTTACTTATATTTCTTGTGTAAATCTGTTAATCTGTAAGTATTTATAAAGTTTAACTATTAAAAATATCCTAAATTGTTATGTTCCCATTATTTCTTTTTATATTTGCAGCATCTAAGAATATCTGAATCTCAGGTGATTACATCAGCAAAAGATTATCCAATCATTATAAACTTAAAAATGAAGGCTTATGAAAAAAGATGAAGACGAAGACATACGAGTCAAGAAGTTAATTGGAGAGATAACTAAGTTACTCCCTGAACGAAGCAAGATTAAGACTGACTTGTTTTATTTCAAGTATGCGCCTATATTGGTCATGCTTTTCAGATGATATGGTATATCTCAGTTCTATGACAACAAAATGGAGATAACACTATGGTACGAAGAGAACGAGGAACCTGTCTGGTTCTTCTACTTCATCACTTACATTCTTTACCCGATTTCTCTTTGGAAAGGTCAGGTGTTGCACCGATTGTGTGTAGAGTGGCGCATTCCGATTTTCTATATTGCAGGAGTCAATGTGATTCACGTCATGTATGATTCCATCGTTATCACGAATCAGATGTACTATTGTGATATGTTCCTGATTACACTCATTTTAATTATATATGCTTATGTCGCAATTAGTAAATTACAGCATCATCGAAGCAGGACTTCGTGCTCTTGCTGACAAGGCTCACGAATCAGCGGTAGCCCAAGCAGAAGGCAAGCCTATCCCTTGCGGTCTATCAGAGAATGATATGGAACTGGTGGCACTCCTTACCGCCATGATGAATGATACCCAAGCCAACAAGGGCTGGTGTGCTCACGAAATGGGGAAGTCTATCTCCTCATTCGAGAAGTATGTTCACGATGGAAAGATACCTGAGGGCATCCACGACCAGTTCGGTCACGAAAAAAAGTGGAACAAATCGCTCATCAGGTTCTTCGCCAACAAGAAAGCTTTCTTCCGCAAGCAAGCCCGAAAGTATGGCATAAGCATATAGCATCAGCTACATTATTATATATAGGAGAGACCCAATCGCCCCTCCTGTATATTTACGCCCTTTCCCGTAACCATAAATCTTTGCTTATCACACACTTATAGAACCTTTTACGAGTTTATCAATCTCTATCCATATTATTCGTATCTTTGTGCTCGTAACGTTACAAAGTGAGAATCATAATTTAGTGTTTAACAAAAAAGATTTCAGGATAATATGGAAAGTAAAACGTATGTATTCGGAAACGAAGGCTCAACATCTAACAATGGGATGCTCGGTCTTCTTGCACCCCTTCTCCAGAAGCAGGGTGTTGACCCAAATGTCCTTCTTGCCATGAAGGGAAACAATGGCTTCGGTGGCGAAGGTGGATGGTTTATGTGGGTAATCTTCCTCTTCTTCCTTATGGGTTGGGGTGGCAATGGCTGGGGCGGCTTCGGCGGCAACGGTCGTGGCGGTATCGCTAACGAGATTAACAATGACTACGGTCGTAGCCTCTTGATGGATGCCATCGGCGGTAATCGTAACGCACTCAGTAATCTCGCTACTCAGCTCAACTGCACAGAAGGACAGATTCAGAATGCCATTTCTGCCTTGACTTCTCAGGTTCAGAGTGTAGGTAATCAGGTTGGTATGAGCGGTATGCAGACCATCAATGCTTTGCAGCAGGGTAATATGCAGATTGCTCAGCAGATTGCAAACTGCTGCTGCGAGAACCGCTTGGCTATCTGCCAGCAGACTGGAACCTTGCAGACTGCCATCAACAACGTGGCAGTAGGTCAGGAGCGTGGCTTCTCTAACGTGGCTTACGAGACCCAGCGTCAGACTTGTGATTTGCACAACGCTATCAAGGAGAGTACTCAGACCATCGTTGACGGACAAAAGCAAGCTGAGTTCAGGGAAATGCAGAACAAGATTGATGCCCTCCGTGAGGAGAACAGCACCTTCAAGTCTTCTGCTATGACCTCTCAGATTGTTGGTCAGGCGGTGGCTCCTATCAATCAGGTATTGGCTGGTTTGCAGAACGAGGTGGCTGGTATCAAGTGTAAGTTGCCGGAGACTGTGACTACACCTTACAGCCCATTCACTGCAGTTCCTAACTGCGTGGCTTATCAGGCTGGCTTGTATGGACTGAATGCTGCCAACAATGCAGGATTCTGGGGTTAAAGAAAGGAGGCTGCTATGTTATGGTTAAGACCTTATACATGGGTGAATCGTAATGGCTCGGCAGCTATCGCTTCTACTGGCGTGAAGGTGAATACTTCCGATGTGGTGTTCACCTTCAAAAACCACGCTTTCGTGAATGCCAGCTACAGAGGAACGATTTTCGTAAATCTGCGTCAGGCTATTCCGACTGGAACGACTGGTACGCTGCCTATCCTTTTCGAGACCAACGGGGCGACACAAGCTGTGAGCAAGTTCAATGGCGAACCATTGACGGTTGCAGATGTGCCGGGTACTGGAGTGGTTCAGCTCTGGTTCGAGCGAGATACTAACACCCTTCAACTTATGACGGGTATTGTTTAACAACAGAATAGATAATAGGAGATTACATTATGTTTCAAGGTTTAAGAACTAATTCTTTGTTCTATGTCCTCGACAAGGGCGAGAACCCGAGCTTGCGGATCGGTCAGGTTGTTTCGGTGAGCAACCCTCAGACGAGATACCCTTCTTTCAATAATGGCTTCACTCCTCAGCCTATGGAGACTGTGGTTGATGTGAAGGTGAAGATCAATGACGAGGAAGTGGATTTCAAGCAGCTACCTGCTAACGGACAGATAGCGAACGACAAGAATCTTGTGGTAAGCGATAGCAAGGATGCCATGAGTTCCGAGGTCGATGCAATGCTGAGACAATCCAAGGCGATACTGGAGAGCGTAGATTACCACGAAAGAGTCGTAAAATCTTGCGAGGGAATGCTACTGCAGCTCAACCCCCAGATAGCCAAGGAGAAGGAACAGACCGAGAAAATCAACAAGCTGGAAGGCAAGGTTTCCGGCATTGAGGGCAAGATTGACAAGATGATGGGATGGCTCCAACAGAGCATGAGCAAGTAATCTCCTATCTATTCACTTTAATATCTTATGATTATGGTAATGATTGAGATTACAGAAGATAAGTTCGATGATTTGTATGACAACATCGAGTCTATGCTTGGTTTTGGCAGCAAGGCTATGTCTTGTCTGAAAAAGATGAAGCAGGAGCGTATGGGTGAGCGTATGCCTGATTATCGTGACGATTGGAGAAGAGAGCATGAGGAACGTGAAGAGCGTGAGAACAGACGCAGATTCAACAACGTGAACGATGATTGGAACTACTCGAACCGCTATGGTGAAAGAGGTGGTGGCGGCTACAATGGTGGCGGTCGCTAGTGTTTAACTTGGGAGTTTTGGCACAGACATTTATGTCGTGACCAGACTCCCTTTAATATTCAGCAATATGGGAAAATGCAGAATGCCATTGGATATGTATGACCTCAAACCTGAGGCAATGGTTGCCTATCTCAGATACAATGGCTATCATTTCAGCAAGAAGATGTGTGAGTGGGCGGTGAAGCAGATGTATAAGTACGACCCTTCCTCCAAGCGTGATGTAAGTGTCTCGTTTTGGGATAAGGAGAAGGTGGATGCCCTTCTGCTCGGTCAGGGAATCGAGGTGAAGAATAAGATAGGCTACGACCATGTATATGTGGCGAATATGGCGAGGGCAGACTTCTATAAATCTTCCATCAAGGATGAGGAGCAGCTAGCTCAGTTCATCAAGGATATGGTGGATGATGCCGACCAGAAGGATGGTTTCATCTTCAACAGATTCTATGCCGACTGCTGCCACAACGGAGTGCCTATCCCTTGGGAAGATGTGTTATGATCAGAAGAGTAATACAACTCCCGAAGTACGATTGGAGCATAGTATGTTTCATAGGTTATCAGCCAACCAATACCGATGAGATATGCTATGCTCTTTCTGATATTGGATGTAGCGGCAATCCGTTATCAGAGGCATATAAGCATCTGTCTTTATCGAGTGGAGATAGGGGGCTTACCTACTCCAATCTATCAGAAAGAAGGAGTGTGCTTGCCATTGGGGAGTGTGAATCTGATGGCAGCATCATCAATACAATAGGTCATGAGCTTCTTCATGTGGTAGCGCATATCTGTGAGCAGGATGGAATAGATATGCTGAGCGAGGAGCCTTGCTATATGATGGGGAGTTTGTGCGAGAAGTTCTCCAAACTTATGGGTTAAGCTTTCTGCAAAAGAAAAGAGGCAGTGCTTAGCACCACCCCCTATTAAATTTTCTAATCCTCGAAAGCCAAAAACAATTCAACATCAGTTCTCGGGTGTACCTTATCTAGGTTGACTTTAAATTTGTTCCAATCATAATCAGACATTACCACTATTGTATGAATTGATGCAAAATACTCTTTCAGTTTAGGAAGTCCTTCCTCTCTGCTTAGGAATTGATGAAATTTCTTAGAACGATGCCCATTTGCATTCTTTGGATTGAGTTTCTCTAATTCAGGTAGGATAGGAGCTATACGCTCATAGACAATATCTCTAATCCAGTTACCCATAACACCTGGCATCTTTCTAGTACTCTGCCAATCCCAATGTTTCAT